CTTATCTCACTTTGGGCTTGTCGGACCCCTATGACCCTTAACGGGCCTCCACCGGCGAACCGGAAAAGCCGACCGCATTACGCAGTCGGTGTCCACCTAACTACATACCCGCTAATCGCGGCATTATGAAAGGAGATCCTCTTTTCAAGGTTCTTTACCTTGAACGAAAACACCTTGCAATTAGCCGTAACCGTAGACTTGAGATCCACAGCAGTAATGGATCTCTCGCCTTCGGGACTGTAGATAGCCGCGGTTCCAACTCCGTTAACCGACCCCCAGCGTTCTCGGGGGTAGGTGACGGGTTGGGTTACCAGCACGCGCTGATAGGTTATTCCATCACGATGTCTCCTGAAAGGGAGAACATCGCTATGAAGCACGGAATCACCTAGAGCTTCACTGCCCACAACAGCGCGAAGCTGTATAGGGAGTTGGTCTATAAGTTGCTGACGTATTCCTAGTATATCCGGAAAACGAAAGCGAACCTTCCAGAGCTTATTGCACAACGCAAAAACTTCGGAAGGGTTTCTGGGCGACCGGTCATAGAAAACCGGACGGACATCACAACCCGCATAGTAGTCGCCTCCGCAGGACTCTCGAAAGGGTCCGTCGGTGAACGTCTTCTCAGGGTTAGGGGTGAACCCAAAAAACCTAAGGACCGCAAGAAGAGACTGAGCCATCGTAGTAGGCACTATAATGTCATCACCAAAAACACCGAAATTCTCATCGGTATTTAGGGCGACATTACAGTGCTTGGCCACAGCCTTCGACAGTGAATAAAAAATCAAGGTCTCAAGCTCAAAAGTGAACGCATTACCCATCGACGAGAACTTCTCGAGTCGAAAAGAACGACCCTTGATGTCCGTAAATGGGCTGCGAACACTAGATAGCAACGAGAACCATGATGCTGGTAATAGTGACTCCACAACTGCGGAAGCCACTGTATCCGAGGCGGATGATAAATCAATCGTGGCTAGACTACCATCAACACTCGCCGCTTTAGCGAGTTTGCGATGATGATCTTGCGCAAGGCGAGCCTCACGACCGGCACGAAATCTTCCGTTACGGAAAACGGAAGGTTTAGCATGTTGATCGAGCAGGCCCACCCTACGCAGTCTAGTCTTCAGCAAGGAGC